TTAACAAGACTTTAGGCTTGTTACTTACCAAGCAACGAAAACATATGCCCCGAGTGAGTAAAACTTATAGACATAAAAAAACTCTCTAGCTTGTAAGGCGAGAGAGTCTTTGAGGTTTTAGCTAACCTGTTCTTTTAGGTATTCATCGATTTTTGCAAAAAAGACTTTCGGAAGAGTCTTGCCTTGAAGAAGCGTATGAGCCTTTTTAAAGGATAATTTCTTATCCTTGGCGAGACTATACATGCAACCCTGAATTCTTTTTTGAAGTTTCCAATCCATAACTTCACCCTTCTTAGCGAACTTATAACCTATAGCCCGACATTGAGGAAAGGAAGCAGGGTTTGCGACTCTTTCTTTATCAAAGCTGTTTATATCAAATGTGTTTTCCATATTATTCTCCTTTAAGATTAATGGATTTATTTATACCTGCAAAGTAGTCTTGCAAGTGGTTTAGAGCAGAAGCATCATTGCTTCTAATTCTCACAATCTTTAAACCTTCAATTAGCATTGCTAAAGAGTAGTCTACAGATTGAGAAACTGTTGGGAATTCCCATGTTGTATTGTTTGAGTATGTGATATGTATCATATTTATCTCCTTGTTAAAAATTCACATAACCTACAAAGGTTTTGAAGTTGCAAATGCTTGAGTTTTACGCAGTAAAAGTTTTATAGATTTCCGAGTCTTCGAGGAAATACTGTAAACATTTGTCACTTTAAAATCTTTATAGGACTGTAAACTAGAACAAAGGAGGAAATATTATGCATGTTACATGCTCAAAGGCTTACAATGCGACATGGGGATTGCCAATGTATTAGTTTCTCACTCTGTAGACTGCCAAGTGATGCTCATTGAAGGTTTCGAGATTGTGATGACTTCAATTAGAGGCTATGATGCTTCTGCTCTAAGGCACTTGGAAGGCTTTATGGAGCAGAGTATAAATAAATCCATTCATGTTGAAGGCACATAATATACATTTGATATAGACAGCTTCCATAAATAAAGAGTAAAGACACAATGGATTTTCTCACTGTTGTCTATAGGTTGTGAGTCAGGGTAAGAAGGGACAAAAGTTATGGATTACCTACTTCAAAAAAGACATGAATGTTGTATGTGTAGTTTTGTCATCGATAAGAAATTATCTTTTAGGATTGCTCATACGCTTATGAATGTAAGGCTTTTGCGAAAGTCTTAAAATCTATGGATGCCAACAGAACAGAGTTAGGTAAAGCCCAAAGACTCCGAAGCCTTTCAAGTTAGAGAGAACTACAGAGGTCTAAAGTTATACAATCTAAAATCTATTCAGGGGTGGGCAGGAGACCATACCCTCTACCCTATATATCTATAGCATGATTATACATTTTCAAGGATAATGGTCATTAACCAGAACTAGTTAACGCCCCGACACTAAAACTCTAAAATCTTTAAAGACTTTAAAGGTATTTATTTCGCCCACAAGAAATCCTCTCTACTAGGGAGTCGCTTGTTTTGATGAGGGATATTATGGGTATATATTGACCCGGGAGGGCACTATGTTATTATAGCATCGTAATTCACTTTTGTCAAGCCCTTTAAAAAACTTGACAACTTTCAAATAGATGTGTATACTAGATGCATGGCTATATTACCAAGTGTAGATAAAACAACAACTAAAAGAGAATTAACGGATAAGCAGAAGTCTTTTCTAGAGCACCTAGTCAATACTAGTGGTGATGCTAAGAAAGCAGCAGAACTTGCCGGTTACTCTTCACATTATCATCATGTTGTAAAGACTTTAAAGTCTGAGATACTAGAACTCACTCAAGAGATACTAGCAAACTCAGCCCCTAAAGCAGCTTTTAAACTTGTAGAGATAATGGAATCTAAGAAACCTATAGTACAAGCAGCTAATAAACTTACTGCTGCACAGACGTTATTAGATAGAGTTGGTGTTAGTAGAGTAGATAAAGTAGATATAAATCATAACATGGCTAGTGGAGGTATCTTTCTAATGCCTGATAAAGCCCCAGTAGTTATAGATGCAGAAGATGCAGATTATGACTAGACTTTGGATAACTGAACATGTTAATGAAGAAGGATCTGCAATAGGTCCTTACATTAAAGCTGATACAATCGCACAGGCTAATCGCATAGCTATACAATATGGGTTGTTGGTTCTAGGAGAAATTCAAGAGCTACAACATGATACTCAATTAGAAGAAAGGAAGGTACACTAATGCCCAAAGAAAAAGATAGTAGATTAAAAAGAGCAGGAGTCTCTGGGTTTAATAAACCTAAAAGAACTCCGGGTCACAAGACTAAGTCACACATTGTTGTGGCTAAAGTAGGTGATAAGATTAAGACTATACGTTTTGGTCAGAAGGGTGCTAAGACAGCAGGTGCTCCTAAAGCAGGTGAATCAGCTAGAATGAAAGCAAAGAGAAAGTCTTTTAAAGCAAGACACGGTAAGAACATTAAGAAAGGCAAAATGTCAGCAGCTTATTGGGCTGACAAGGTTAAGTGGTAGAATGCCACAACTAGGTAGTAACGAAAAACCTGTCCTTATGTCTAGTAAGAAGAATAAGGGTAGAGTTTATGGACCTTCGTGGCACGGAGGTAAAGGAGCAGCTCCAAGAGTCAACATACATTCTAAACAGTATGCAGATAATTGGGATGCAATATTTGGTAAAAAAGGAGACAAAGATGCCAACAAAGAAGAAAACGACAACTAAGAAGAAGTCAACCGTGAACAAGGCTGGTAATTATACTAAGCCCACTATGCGTAAGAGACTTTTCGAGTCGATTAAAGCCGGTAGCAAAGGCGGTAAACCCGGACAATGGTCAGCTCGAAAAGCCCAGCTCCTTGCAAAACAATATAAATCTAAAGGAGGAGGATATAAATGATAAAAAGGATAAAAGAATTAATGATAGAAGCAATGAACAAATTAAACAAACTATACGCAAAACTATTTAAAAAGTGTTTAACACCGAAAACAAATGCCAAAAGCAAAAAGTCAAAAAAGTCTAACTAAGTGGACTAAGCAGAAGTGGAGAACTGCCAGTGGGAAGAAGTCTTCCAAGACTGGAGAAGTCTACGCACCTGCTAAAACAATAGCAAAGCTCAAGTCAACTGCAGCAGGTAGAAAGAAACTTGCAGCAGCTAACGCTAAGAAAAGAGCAGCTACCAAAAAAGGTAAGCAACATGCTAAGCACGGATTACATAAAGGTAAGAAAAGATAATGAAAGAAGGTTATATAACAAGAACCTCTTCAACTATACCCTTTGGATATGAAAGAGATGAAGAGTCTAGTTCTTTTCTAAAGCCTATAAATGAAGAGTTACAGGTATTAAAAGAGGTATCTGAAGCAGTCTTTCATGGAGAGATTAGTCTAGGTATTGGAGTAGATTGGTTAGAGGCAGAGACAGGACGTAAGATGTCTAGACCCGGATTGAAAAAACACGTAGACAAAGTATATGGAAGATAATTCAAATAAGTACTTGACAAACCCAGATGGGAGTTATATACTAAAGAAAGACGGGACACCAAGGCTTAGACCCGGTAGACCTAAGAATTCAGAACTTTCTGGAATTAAGTTGGCTTTACAAGCAAAGAATAAACTTAATAAGAAAAGTAAGAAAGTTAAAAAGCTAACAAGAAGTTTAGCTAGAGTCAAGAAAGAACTTGACAGAGAAGAGAAAGTTTTAACATCTAATGTTTTAACAGAATCAGATACCAAAGAGTTACCTGATGCTATACAACAACATTTAGATACTACTGGTTCTCACGTGGCTTTTATGCCCAACGAAGGACCACAGACAGACTTTCTAGCTGCAGGTGAGAAAGATGTTCTTTACGGTGGTGCAGCAGGTGGTGGTAAAAGTTTTGCAATGTTAATAGACCCATTGCGTTACTGTCACATAACAGAGCACAGAGCTTTGATACTAAGAAGGTCTATGCCAGAACTAAGAGAACTTATAGATAAGTCTCGAGAGCTTTATCCGATAGCCTTTAAAGGTGCTAAGTTTAAAGAAGTAGAAAAGTTATGGTTGTTCCCAAGTGGAGCTAAAATAGAATTTGGGTTCTTGGAACGAGATGCAGATGTTTATCGTTATCAAGGACAAGCGTACAGTTGGATAGGTTTTGATGAGATAACTCATTTACCTACAGAGTTTGGTTGGAACTACTTAGCATCACGTCTAAGAACTACTAACCCAGCTATAAAGACTTATTTAAGATGTACAGCTAACCCGGGTGGTGTAGGTGCACACTGGGTAAAAAAGAGATACGTAGAACCTTCAGAACAGAATACAAGCTTTGAAGGTAAGGACGGACTCACAAGAAAGTTTATACCAGCATTGTTACAGGATAATCCTCACCTTGCTGAAGACGGTGAATACGAAAGGATGCTTAAATCCTTACCAGCCATACAACGTAAACAGTTGTTGGAAGGTAACTGGGATATAAATGAAGGAGCAGCCTTTGCAGAGTTTGAACCTCCGGTTCACGTCATACCACCTTTCGAGTTACCGAGTTGGTGGGAAAGAGTTAAAGCAGTGGACTATGGTTACGCTGCAGAAAGTTGCTGTCTTTGGGCTGCTATCGACCCTGAAGATAAGACCATTATTATATATAGAGAATTATACAAAAAAGGTCTGACAGGAGAAGCACTCGGAGACACCATTACAGAGATGGAAATGGAAGAGATAAAATCCATAGCTGGAGTACTTGATACAGCAGCATGGTCTAAAACAGGTTATACAGGACCTACCATTGGTGAAATATTAGTTAATAAAGGACATAAACTAAGACGAGCCGATAAGAATAGAATAGCAGGTAAGACTCAGTTACATGAGCACTTAAGAGTAAATAAGTCTACAGGAAGACCTAGATTGCAGATATTTAATACATGTGTCAATCTAATAAAAGAATTACAGGCGTTGCCTCTTTCTAAGTCTAATCCTGAAGATGTAGATACTCATGCAGCAGACCACGCATATGATGCATTAAGGTACTTGCTAATGAGTAGACCTAGAATGGACCATCCACAAGATAGGATGTTAAGAATAAAATCAGACATGTTTAGTCCTGCTGATTCAACTTTTGGTTATTAATATATGGTAGAAGATAAGAATACATTTTTAAACGCTGATAGCATCTACGAAGAAGTTGAAGGTGAATCCGGAGTACAACTTACTCTTGAAGAAGACCAACAAAGAAATATAATTGGGACTATCAAAGATAGATTTGCTATTGCTGAAGATGCTAGACAAACTGATGAGACTCGTTGGTTAAAAGCATATGAGAACTATAGAGGTCTTTATGCTAAAAGTGTTAAGTTTAGAGAATCTGAAAAGTCTAGAGTCTTTGTAAAAGTTACTAAGACTAAAGTACTAGCAGCTTTCGGACAACTTGTTGATGTTATCTTTGGTACAGGTAAGTTTCCTATAGGTATTGCCGAAACTAAAATACCTGAAGGTGAAACAGACTATGCACATTTAGATACAGCTAATCCCACTCCGGGACTAGAAACTACAGAAAGTGAAGTACCTGACAACATTGGAAATAGAAT